AACTTCAATTCCTTTCCTAACTTCATTCATATATATTTACATTTTATTGTTATTAATAACAAGTATAGTAATAATATAAATTAAAGTCAATTAGGGTGTTTAAAGTTACTCGGAAGTTACTGATACAGACTCTTTAAGTTCGTAAACTTTATTGATGTCATCAATATAATTCTCATTATCAAAGTTCATATTTAATAGTTTATCTTTAACTTTGAGTAATTTATCTTTTAAGTCAATATCAGAAGATTCAGATAATCTATTATCAATAGTATCAATACATTCTCTTTTTAATGTAGAGAACGTTTCTTCTTTATCATTGTCATCACCATTTAAAATAGTTCTTATAATTCTTTTTTCGGACTCACTGATGTCGGAGTATTTATCGTTAAACTTATTAACAGATAATTTAGCTAACACACTTGGAGGTAATTCAGAATCAATTTTTTCTGTAACAACTTCTTCCTCTTTCTCTAACATCAGATGTTTAATGTAGTTTATAGATTCAGTAATTTTATCTATGTTTAATGGAGACTTAGTAGTTTTTGATAAAAAATCGATATGTGAATAAAACTCATCATTTTCTTTAATAATATTTTTACCACTTAAGATATTAATTAATTTTTCGTTAGATTCTATTACTTTATTTTCGTTTAATGATTTTAATAATGTAATATTTTCCTTAATATAGTCTTTAGCTTCCGATGAATCATCGAACTTTTTTGTTTGTAAATTTTTATAAATTAAGTATTGGTTAGTTAGTGTCTTATCTTCTTTAATTAGTTTAACGAATTTAGAAAATAGTTCTTTACCACTTTTTTCTTTTTTTAATATAGACTCTATTACAATAGTTTTAAATGTATCTTTTATATTACCGAAATTTTCCATGTTTTTTTATTTATAAATATCTAGATTTTTTAAAAAATTACTCTTTAATGATTTTATCTATTTCTTTTGTCATATCTTCTATGTTTTTATTTAATTTAGATGCGTCTTTTTCTACTGAATCTAAATCATAGATATGGTCATTTTTTTCTAAACTTTCAGTAAGTCTTTTAAGGTACATACCTTGATATTTTTTTGTTTTTTCTACGTATTTTCTCCTATTCTCTTCAGTCAATAAGTTATCCTTTTCTTTAGTAGATTCTACGGCAGTTGCAGTTTCAGCAGCGGCTGCTTCACCACCAGCTAAACTATCAGCTGCGTCTGCAAAATCAGCACCAAAACCACCACCTTCTCCACCAGCATCACCAACATCACCTTCTTCACCTGAATTTTCAGTATCACTATCAGGTACCAAACTATTAAAGTCACCGTATAATTTATCCACCCTATCGAATAAACCAGTTTTCTTAATAATGTTAGCTGTTTGTTCCATTTCCGCAGAAGCAGCTTTTTCTAACCTTTGTTGTTCTAAGTCGTTTCTAATGTCTTCATCTGACATACCCAATATTTCTTTCTTACCTCTAGTCATTGACATCGCACCAAAACCATTACCTGCATCTGCTACTGCATCTTTATATAAGGTAACTTTTAATTGAGTTTGTTCAATCTTTAACATCTCTGCTTGTGTGGAAGGGTTATTAAGTGATAGTGTAAAACTATTTAATTCATCCTCCAAACCTAAAATATATAAATGTATTATAGCAACTTTATTTAATTCTTGTAACATAGATTGCTGAATCCTATTAATTGTCCTTGCGAATCTTATATCTTGTAGTGCTAAATTTTTACCATCACCGTTAACCTCCTCAAAACCTAAAAATGGTTTAGGAACCCTAAGTGCTGTAAATAATTTTTTCTGTAAATATTGTATATCCGCAATTTCTGAAAGGTTAGTTGCACCTGGTAAAGTATCTATTGGGCTAGGGGCGTTTGGGTCTCTAACCGGTATAAAGTAATCTTGATCTTGCGCCATTTGATTATATCTAGTATCTATCTGTCCAGTATTTTGATCAATAACAGGACTCTTTTTAAAGTTGTTAGCAATTTTTTGTACGTATGATGGTACATCTTGCTCATCAATATTACCAACAAAGATTTTAAATATTCTTCTTTCAGGTGCTCTAGTTACTCTATATATTAACATAGCGTCTTCAGAAAGTAATAGTTGTTTCCATATACGTCTAGCCTTTTCTAACATTGATGTACCGTAAGGTAATCTTCTATCGTCACCTAACAATCTAAAATGAGCTATTTGCCAAGCATTAAACTCTATATCTCTTTGACCCCAAACAAATTTAACGGGATTAAATTGATCCTCTTCTTCGTTTATAGAATTTTCACCGAACCCAGCACTATCTTTCCTAGTGATTTCAATATTTGGTAATTGTTTAACACCAGTTATACCTTCTTCACTGTCTATACTTAAAAATAAAAAATTATCACCATATTTACACGTATTTCTAGTCCACATAGGTAATGTAGTGTGTATATCTAACCTATTAAAAAATAAATCTTCTAATATTCTTCTTACTCTTTTACTTTCTGAAAATATATTTATAACCTTATTATCTGGATTTAAAGTAGTGGATTCTTCCATCATTATATCTAAAGCTGCTGCGATTTCAGGGAAAAATTCCATCCCTTCAAAATCTGCATAAGAAGCTAATCTAGTAGTTTCATAATAAATTGAGTGTTGATAAATTTCATTATCAACCTTTTGCCACATACCAGATAAATACTTATCTTGTTGTTGTTTTAATTTTTCGTAATCGTACTCTTCTTTTGATTTTGTTTTTAATAACTCTTTATCGTTTAAAGAATACGTTGACTTATTTTGTGGTCTTTTCATTTCTGGACCAAATAAGTCATTTAACTGTTGAAATATAGTTTTTCTTGCCATTTTATAATAATAATGTTTTTTTTATAATAATAAATATCAAAAAAGTTTAAATGTTACTTAAAACCAAATAACCAGTTATAATCACCATCATTGTTATTGTCATTAGGGTTAGTTGGGATAGTTGAATTATTAGTGAGGGTATTATTATAAAAGGGGTTAGTATAATTTTTATTCACTTTATTTACTTCGTTTGTTGAATTAGTATTAACCCAACCGTCTAACATTGCCTTTGTTTGTTTTTCTATGGTTTCTAATTTTTTAAATGTAGTTTGTACTACAAATAGTGGCATTGCCAACGCCATAATAATGTCATCGTGATACCCATCCATATGATCTGGTCTACCATTTCTATAAACAAAAGTCTTCAATTCAGAAATCAATCTAACTGATCTTATAATCGTTTTACTTTCTCTAATATGTTCTTCTAAATCACTAACCATTTGTAGTCTACTACTACCAACATTAAATCCGGGTACTTTATCACCTTGTTTATAAACTGTTTTAGCGTATTTTTCACTAAGTTTCCTACTTTTTGGGTCATCATAATGTAAATATTTATATTCCATTTCTAATAACTTCATTACTGTAGAAACTCCCATACCACCTGTTATATCGACAACAGTATATGCTTTATATAGGTTACCATATTTATAAACTATTTCTGCTAATAAATCCGGTGGTAATTTATATTTAAATTCTGCCACTTGTTCCAAACCATCAAAATCTAAAATAACTATAGTAGAACTATCTTTACCATCACCTCTAGAAACATCAACACCCATAATGTATTTATGACCCTCTTCAGGTTCTTTCCAAATCCACATAGATTTTTCCATTTCAGCCTTATATTTAGGTTCTTTAACATAATTTTCGTTTTGGTAATCGATATACTCATCGTCTATTACGTTACCACCTGAAGAAACAAATGAAACATCTAGCTCTTGTGCTATTTGTTTTTTATTACCGTTCATATCTCTACACATTTCCTCATACCAGTGAGATGTTGCTTTCCACCCATCTTTTAACATCACATCATAATCTTCGATATGTGTACCATCTGTTTCGTATGTGTTACCACTATATTCCCACCTCAAAGTTTCTCTACCTATGGTTTCACATGTGATTACTTCTTCTTCACCTCTCAACCACCTTAATTCCCTATTATATCTAATATCTTCGTGCCACTTCATCTCAATGATGTTGAAATTGTTGTCACCTTGTTTTGCACCGTCATATGTTTTATAGTATAAAGCGTCTTGACCATTAGGTGTGGATATTAACGTAACTTTACCACCTGTACCCAATGACGTTAAAGCGGCACCGAATACCTCTGCACCGTTATCTATAAAGGCTGCCTCATCCATAACTAAAAATGTTGGAGTATATCCCCTTAAAGCATCTTTTGAAGTTGCTAGTGCCTTAACCTCACATTTAGTGGTTTTTGTTTTTATGTGTCCCTTAGCTTCTATATCTAAATAAGAGTCCCCTTCTGATATTCCCCATACCCATTCAGGTATTTGATCAGTAAAATCTTTAATTTTTTTAAGAAATTCTTGAGCCAACGTTTGTTTATTGGCTAAAACTAAGACCTTCCATGGATTATTAGGGTCACAAAACGCAATTTTTATTGCGATATATGCTGCAGTAGTAGTAGATACACCTGCTTGTCTTGGTTTAGTTACAATGTTACGATTATTTTCTTCGTAAGATTTAATTATCTGTTTTTGTTTATAAAATAGTTTAAATGGTACAAATCCTTTTTGGGTTAAGTCATATGTTTTAAGAAATGTTTCGACAGCGTATATAGGATCACCTAAACATTTGGCAAATATTTTTAATTTTTCATTCCTATCCATAATAATTTATTTAAAACGCTACTACCTTACCCTTTTCCCAATCATCGTAATTTGGACCTAGTTTATATGTTACATTAGATCCACCTCCAACTTTTTCTATAATACCTTGTTTATTTACTGCTGACCAAAAAGTTGCGAATTGACCTCTTGAATATTCTGACCCTATATATTCTAAGAAACCTCTTTTTGTTTTTCTTTCCGCATTTACGTCATCTGTCATATAATCTATTAATTGTCTAACCATCGAACCCTCTTTTTTTTGTAAACTATATCCACCACTTTTATTAACTAATGTTAATTCATTTTCTTTGGTGATATTATTCACAACATCAGATATTTCGGTATGAAATCTATATTTTGTTCTTTTATTAAATATAGATAACCTTTTTATGGCTTCCACACCTGAATAAGTATTTAAAATATCTTCGATAACTAAAAAACTATCATTCATCATTTGGTGGTTAATTTTATCCATAGTTTTCATATCCTCCCAACCATCGAATTTATTACGTAATGAAAATAAATTATTAAACCTTTGATATGGGGTAGACATATTCATAATTCTA